TATGTCCGGGCGAACGGGGACGCGCGGAACTGGTTCTTTCCGCTGGCGACGAGCGGGATCAACCCGCAGACTTTCAATCTGTACGAGATGTTCCGGGGAGCCCTGGAGCAGTGGACACCCATGACCCGGTACAACCAGGGGACGGACGCGAACACGCTGAACAAGACGGCAAGCGGAATTTCGATGATCATGTCCGCGTCCCAGCAGCGGCAGGACGAGATCATCATGAACTTCGCCGAAACGGGAATCTCGGACTTGATTCGCTTCGAAATTCAGCTGAACCAGCGGTATATGGACCAGCCGACCCATTTCCGCCTTGCGAATGAGTATCTGGAGATTCGGCCCGAGGATATCCGCGGGGAGTTCGATCTTTCTGTGAACGGCACCACGGGGATCGCGGACCGGACGGCGAAGAACCAGGCACTGATGGGGTACCTGAGGGAGATGTATCCGGCGGCTGAAGCCCGGGGGCTCGCGGGACCGGATCAGTTCGTGCGGGCAGGACGAAGGCTGCTGAAGCTGAACGGACTGGAGGACGGCGACGAGTATCTGGTCATGCCGACGCCTTCTGACGTTGCGGCTGCGATTGGAGGGATGGGAACTGGCGGACTTGAAGTGGGAGGCGGAGCGGTGCCGGATAGCCCTGGAATGCCTGCAGGATTACCTGGAGGAGGAGGAGCGCAAATCCCTGGTTCGGCTGCGGTCCCTTTCCTCCCCGGAGGAGGCGTGGACCCTGCGGTGTGAGCTGCGGGTCCGGTCAGATTTCGTGGCTGCGATGAAGGGACATATTGCCAGACGAATTCTGGCTGAACAGCAGGGCAAGGAATAAACCACCCTGGGCATACGACGAAGCCGGCCAGCCATGAGGGCCAAGGTCCGGCGGAGAGGAGCGGGAAATGGCAGATGAGGCGAAGGGGAGCAACAGCGTGGAGTTCGGCCTGACTCCTGACGGGAAGCTGGTCATAGACGGAGAATCTTTCGATATCGAGGAACACCCGGACGGCTCTGACGAGGAACACCCTCCGACGGATTCTTCAGGAGAGCGGACTTCCGGGGAAGAGGAATCGCCGGCGGAGGAGGAGAAAGCCGCCGGTCAGGACGAAGCCGAAAAGGAAGAGCCCCGGTACACTCCGGAGGAGATCCGGGAGATCGGACTGGACAAGCTGGATCCGAAGAGGCTTCCTCCGGAGATGGTTCCCTACTACAAGAGCCTGCAGGCGGACTATACCAGGAAGACGCAGCTGCTGGCCGACGAGCGGCGGATCCTTGAGGCGGCAAAGGCCAAGGAACCCCAGGCTGAACCGGCAGCTTCGACTGCGGACGGAGAACAGCCGGGAGGGAAAGAGGCCGAGAGTCCTTTCAAGGTGATCGTGGCCGCCGCGAAGGCGCTGGCCTGCACGCAGTTTCTCGGCATCGGGCCGGAGGAATTCGACGAGTACAACATGGAACACACCGCGGCGCTCCAGGCTGCCATGAGGCAGCTTGAGGGCGAGGCGGCACGGGCGGCGGAGCGGGAGCAGCAGGTAGCCCGGCAGGTGACGGATTTTGCCACCCTGTGCGCTCAATACAGGGATGCGGTGCCGGAGTTCGACGAGATAGCGAACGGGTTTTTCCCCAGGTGGATCGAGTCGAAGCCGTACCGGAAGTACAACGAGGTCATCGGTGTTTTCAAGTCGGGAACGATTCCGGAGATCAAAAAAGTGATCGACGAGGTGATCTCGGACTGGCGGAACGAGGAGGGCACAAAGCCCAAGGAGAAGATTCCGGCCGTCGAGTCTGCGAAGGGGACGTCCCTGGTGGGGGCTCCCGGAAAAGCCGGGAGCAGCGCAAAGGCCCTGGGGGAGATGACCTCCGACGAACAGGCGGAATGGCTGGTGAAGAACCGGCTGGTTTAAGGAGGAGACGTTATGGCTGTAAATACCTATTCCGCGGTGGGAAACCGCGAGGACCTGAGCGATATCATCACGAACATTTCGCCGAAGGCGACGCCCTTCATGTCGAGGATCGGCACGGCGAAGGCCGACGCGACGAATCACGAGTGGATCGAGGATTCTCTTTCCGCCCCGAAGGAGAACGCGGCCGTCGAGGGGAGCGCCTTCAGCGTGGACGACGCCTCCCCGAGGGTGCGCCTGGGGAACTATACCCAGATCATGCGCAGGGGGTACAAGGTGACGGATACACAGGAGACCGTCATGAAGGCGGGGATCAAGAGCGAGATCGCCCATAACATGGCCAAGGCCCTGAAGGAGTATGCCACGGACGAGGAGTACGCGTTTCTTTTCAACAGTGCGAAAGTGGCGGGAAACGCCACGGACACGCCCCGCAAACTGGGAGGCATTCCGGCTTTCGTGACGACGAACGTGTTCGACAACCCCGCGGGGGTGGGCGGTACGCCCAGGGTGCTCGAGCAGAGCGACATCGACGATGCCCTTCAGGCATGCTGGGATGAAGGCGGAGATCCGACGCTGCTGTTTATGAGCGGCGGACAGAAGCGCCTGGCCGCTGCCTGGACGGCCGGCGGGGACAGGTACATCGAAGCCGGGGCGAAGAAACTTATCAATGCGATTGAGATTTACGAGTCGAGCTTCGGTGTGATTTCCCTGATTCCTCACCGGCAGATGCCGGATACGGAGGTGTACCTGATCCAGCCCGACCTGTGGAAGAAGGCCTATCTGCGGAAGCCGAAGACCTACGAGCTGCCGAAGACGGGGAGCTTCATCTCGAAGATCATCGAGGGCGAGGTGACCCTGGAGGCCCGCGCCCAGAAAGGCAACGCAATTATCACCGATCTCGCGCTGACCGCGTAGGGTTTGAAGGACTTGGGCCCCGGCGAATACCCCGGGGCCCTGACGGGAGGATGGGGCATGAATTTCGTTGAGACTGAGGGGAACCTGGTGGTGCTGCGGGGAAGAGTCCACGATGAAGAGGTGCTGCATGCCGCTTCCATTCTTCGCCGCCAGGGCAAGGGATTCACCCGGGACCGGGGCTTCCGGAGGATCGCGGCCATCGACCCGGAGCGGCTGACGGCGGTCATGCTCCAGGGCGATAAGGACGCCCTGGATTTTGCCGCGTCAGGGTACCGTGACCGGAAGAGCCTGCGACGGCTGCTGCGGAAATTTCCGGAGTGGCGGACGAGCGAGGGAGCGGTCTGATGTACGGGGCACGGGTGGGCATTGCAGCACGGCTTTTGCTGAAGGATCCCCAGGCTATGAAATACAGCGACTTCCAGCTCCTCGAGGGGATGAACACGGCTGTCGGGATGATCTACAGAGCCCTCGGCAGAGCGTTCAGTTCTCTGGCCAGGCGGCGGGCAACGCTGATACCGGTGGACGGGAGCGCCGATCTTCCGGAGGATTTCTGGTCTTTCGTCAGGATGGAACGGACCGACGGCGCCGATGAATACGAAGGATGGGAAATGGAGGGGAACCAGGTGTTGTCCTCTCTTCCCAGCCTTGAATTGGTGTATTACCGTGTGCCGCTTCGCATCAATTCCCTGAACGACGACATTGACGCGGCCGAGATTCTTTTCGACGACATCGCGGCCATTACGGCACTCTGCGTCGAAGGACTGCCGCGGGGCAGGTGGCACAGCGTCGGGAGTGGGGCGCCCTCCCCGAAAGGAGGGGGTGGAGGTGACCGTACGGGAAGCCCTTGAGTTGATGCGCCACCGGGTGAACGACACGATGGAAAAGGTCTATCCCGATGAGGAGCTGATGGGGTATCTGAATCTCGGCATCCAGGCGGTGGCCCTGGAGTTGATTCGGAAAACCTCCCCCTGGATGGTGAAATCTTTTCCGATTTTTTCGGGTACCGAAGGATCGGAACTGCCGGTTGATTTTCATTCCCTTCTTCCGGGACAGCCGGTTCTTTTATCCTCGGGAAGGGCGCATATGAGTGCCGGACTGCTTTCCCGATACTATGACGTGCGCTATTTTTTCGTTCCTGCGGCGGTCGGCGAGGACGGCAACGTTCCTTTTCCTTCCCCCCATTGTTTTTCCGCGGTGAACGGGGCCGTGGAGCTGGCCCTGATGCGGACCGGGCACGATGTAACGCCGGAACGGGCGTTCCATCTTCTGATGGAGGGGAAGGGCAATGGCCTTTCTTCGTGATTCTCATGCCGGCGGAATCCAGGGAACGCAGAGGCAGAGCGTCTCGGATTTCTCCGGAGGCCTGAACCTGGCGGATCCTCCGCTCCAGCTCAAGAAGAACCAGCTTCTGGAAGCGACGAACTGGCAATACTCCGACACAGGGGACGGAATCGAGACGAGAGATCCGCTGATCCCCAACGCCTCCCTGGTGTCCCCGGGTTTCCGGGCGACTTTTCTTCCTCCCCTCGATGGAGTGCTCCTTGTGGTTGTCGATGGTTCCCTGTATTCCTTTCCGTCTCTGCTGAAGGAGTATTCTCCCGGCCTGTTCAGCTGCGCCGATTTTACGTGGATGCGCCTCGGCGTGTGGAATTGTTCGCTTGTCGGGGTCCATTTCAACGATCCGTGCGACGCATTCCTCGGCGGGAGAAGTCTCGACTTCCCCGTGAACTACAATCCCGCCCTCTACTCCCCGGATTATGTCGGGGACATGACGGGCGAGCTTGAGCCGATCGGCGCCATGTGGGGCGATTCGGCCCCCGACCTCCTGATCGCCAGCGGGGGGAAGCTCCAGGTCTACCGGTACTCGGGCAAACTCGAGACCATGGAGGACTCACCGGTATGTACCTACGTGACGAAGCGGGACGGGCGCGTCCTGGTGAACGATCTCGAGCATTCGAGCCGTCTTGTTCTCTCCGGGGTGGGCGATCCCGCAAACTGGAAGAATGCGTCGGAAGACGGGTGGATCGAATCGGATTCCGTGTGGATCGACGTGGGGTACAAGAGCGGAGGGGGCATCAGTTCCATCGCCACGCTGTCCAAGGACATGATCGTCTGGAAGGACAACGGCACGGTCTACCGCCTGACGGGATCCTATCCCGACTGGGCCGTGTACGAGATCGGGCGGAACGTGTGGAATATGAACCCCTACTGCCCCCTCGAGGCCGGCGGCGATCTGTATTTTCCGGACCGGTTCTACGGGTTTTCGAGCATCGAGACCGTGATCCAGTACGGGGAGATGCGTGCCGGAACCGTGGGGTACGAGGTGAACAAGGTCCTCTCATCGGAGATGGACATCGATGCACGGATGTGGGCCGTGCCGTCACGGGGCGAGGTGTGGGTGAAGACCAATCTCGGCTCGAGGGCGGTCTATGTCTACAAGCTCCGGCTCAGGGCATGGACGGTGTTCGAGTTTCCGGCGGAGATCATGGGCGCGGTGAGCATCGGCAACCTGACCTATGTCTCTTTGGCAGCGGACGGGGAGAACAGCGGTCCCACGGTGGCGCACATCATGGGCCCATGGGGCAGGGAATTTATCAGCTGGATGAAGAACAGCGGCGACCCGTCCCAGGATTGGGATTCCTTCACCGGATACGGTGATCTCATCCTGGCGAACCTCTCCGGAGGGGGTGAGATGGAATGAACAGCGTCTTTTCGCTGACAGAGTCTCCCGTGGCGGCGAGGCTGAAGCTCCCGCCTCTCTACGCGCCGACGGGGAAGCATCTTCTAAAGCATCTCGTGGTGGATCTGTGGGGACCCGGAGGCGGCATCGACGATCTGCCCTGCATCGGACCGTGGAAGTGGTTCAAATTCGCCATCGAGCCTTCGGAGGGGAATGCCTACATCCGGCTCATCTATCTCTCTCCGGAACCGATCGCCGACCCCTATTACGACGGCTCGTCCGTGGCGACCCTTGCGACGGGTACCCCCTCGGCAAGTTCCGCCCACGCAGTTGACGGCGTGACCTTTTCTCCCGACGGGGTTTTCAACGTGGAATCCGGCGTTCCGTGGGTCTCCGCCGCCGGTGATCCGTCGCCGTGGATCGCCTTTAGGTTCAACGATCCCACGGAGTTCTGCTATCTGTACATCATGACTCTCGTCGGCGCTGCGGAGGGAATCCCGGCGATGGCTGGAGGAGATGTGTACGTGTCCAACGATTCCACAGACGGTGTTGACGGCACATGGCGGCTGCTCCGCTCCGGGGTTCTGGACCAGAGCGGAATAGACAACGAAGTCTTCCTCGGGGTCTCCCTGTGCACCGATGATCCGGTGGAAGTATTTTACCCCCCAAGGTGAGGCGAGAGCATGGCGTGCAGAGTTGAAGTCTACGTGAACGGACACCGGATGCTGTGCGATCCTGTCGAGGGCGAAGTCCGGCTGGAGACGAGGCAGGTCCTCCAGCACCGGGATCTCCGGCTGGAGTTGTTGAGCAGAAGCGGACGGACGAAGCTGCGGCAGGTTTCCGTGGAATCTGCGGAGATTTAGGAGGTCATCATGGAATACAGTGCGGCTGTCCCTGCGGACAATTTGTACATAAAGGATATCCCGGCGGCGATCCGGGAGAAGGGGAAGGAGCTTGCCGCCATCTCCGAGGGATATCCTCCCATAGTGAATGCGGACAAGGTAGACGGGTTCGATGCGAGCCAGACCCCCGGACCAAACACCATCCCCGTGACGGGGGCGGACGGGAAACTCCCCGCCACTTTCGTGAAGATCGAGGACGGCATAACGGCAGGGAGCGGACTTGTGAAATCGGGGCAGACCCTTTCCATGCAGACTCCGCTCACATGCACCCTGTCTACGGCAAACGCCTTCCCTGGGGGCGGCGGGCATACCCATAAGGTGGAGGTGACGATCCCGGAGGCGGCGGCCCCGGCGTTCGCCTTCTACGAGAACTTTGCAGGGCACAAGCTGACCGCGCTCACATCAAGCTACATCCTGGTCAAGACCTTCACCATCCCGATCCCGGCGGCGGGGGTGTACTTCTTCGACTGCGCCTACAAGGTGGACGCATGGAGTGCGTTTACTGAGGGGGACTATGTGAGGATCACCCTTGACGGGACGATGGTGTTCGGGCGGAACACAGGAGCCTTCGACGAAGAGATTGCCCGGGCGATTATCGGCTGGACCGAGGCAACGGAACAGTCATCGTCCATGCCGATTTATGAACCCGTCGGCGCGATCAAAACCCCGGCGCTCTCAGGGAGAGCGGTCTATTTCAACAGTGGGGGGACCAAGCTGCTGAAGGTGTACATGAAGGGTGCCAATAACTTCGAGATTTCAAATTTCTGCGTCGGCGTTCTTGGAGCGGCGACAGCCTAGGCGGTGACATGGAATGATCTCCATTGACAGGTGGGACGTTCCGGAGTTCAAGGCCGGGCAGTCCGTGGCCTTCGACATCACATGGAACGACGACGCCGGCCCCATCGACCTGACAGCATCCTGGGCGGCATGCACCTTCCGGAGCGACTACGGCAAGCCGGAAATCTTCACCGTGACCTCCACAGACGGGGACATCGTTCTCGGGAGCGGAGAACGGAATATCGTGGTGTCCATTCCTCCGGAGAAGAGCGCCCTTCTGAATACCGGGACCAAGCAGACGAGAGGGGTCTTCGACGTGAAGGTGGTCTCGCCCTCGGGAAGCGTTGACTTCCCTGTCGGGGACGGACGCTGGTACTGCAATCCTACGAGTACGACCGGGACTCCCTGAGGGGTGATGCAATGGCAATTACCGTCGAGCCTGTTGTCCATGTGGTGGAGGTGCAGGCGAAGCCGAGATCCTCCGTGACCGTTTCCTCTCCGGGGAGGACGGTTGTTACCGTTTCCTCGGTACGGCAGAGCGTAGAGGCGGCCTCCAGCTCCCACACGGCGCTGGCGACCACCACGGCAAAGCAGAGTGTGGTGCTGTCGTCCTTCGGTCGCCAGGGTCCCCCAGGGAAGGATGCGGAGTTTACCCTGACGGAACTGGAGAACGTGTCTCCGGGGACCATCTCCCCCGGCGTCCCGGTCCGGGGCGCCGGCACGGGCGTAGTCCCCGCCGACGCACTACATCCGGCTTTCGGTGTGGCGGCAAGCGGGGCTC